TCGCCTACGCGACCCAGCGCGTACCCAGCTACCAGATCAACCCTTCGACCTCTGACCCCGACGACGTAAGCGCCGCTGCGGTCGCCATGAAGGTTGCCGCCTATGGCTACGACGAGTGGCAGATTCGTCGGGCTACCGAGCAGGTCGTCACCTACGCCGTGGTAGCCGACGAAGGCTTTGCCTGGCCCTACTGGGATGCGAGCATTCCGCCGTTTATCAAGGACGACAACGGCGAGGTCGTCGGGCTTGGGGACGTTCGCGTCGAAGTCCTAGGCCCTAACGAAGTGGGTTGGGAGCCGGGCGTCCGCTTCGAGGATGCCCGCTGGTACATCGTGCGCCGCGCAATGAGCGTCGAGCGCGTCAAGAGCCTGCCCGGTTTCATCCCGGGAACCAAGGTCACGCCGGACGCCTCGACCGAGTACGTCGTCGGTGAGCACAAGGACAAGCGAAACCTGGTCATGGTCACGGACTACCTCGAGCGCCCGTGCCCGGAGTACCCCGAAGGCCGGCGCTACTGCATCGCCAACAACACTGTCATTACCCCGCCCGAGGCTTATCCGTTCTCAGACGGCAAGGGCGGCATCGTCGACGAGCCGGTGTTGCACAAGCTCTCCTACATCGTCGACCCCGATTCTGACCGCGACCAGGGCCTCGTCCGCCACCTTCTCGACGCCCAGCGCACCGTCAACGACAGCGTCAACAAGACGATTGAGTGGAAGAACCTGGCCCTGATGCCCCAGGTCTTCGCCCCACTGGGGGCCTTCCCTAAGCGCCAGCGTCTCACCGACCAGCCCGGCGCCGTCTTTGTCTACAACCCCGTAAATGGCCTCAAGCCCGAGTGGCGCCCCACGCCGCCCATCCCGCGCGAGCTCTTCGAGATCAAGCAGGAAGCGATTATGGACATGCAGCGCATGGCGGCGCAGAACGACACGCCGGCTGACGCTTCGGGCCGCGCGCTCCAGGTACTAATCGAGCGCGACAACGCCGCCCGCCAGGCATTCATCCAGCGCCTTGCCGAGTTCCATTCGCGGCTCATGCGCCACTGCCTGACCCTGGTTGCCCAGCACTACACCGAGCCGCGTCTAATCAAGATCAACGGCAGGTTTGGGCCCGAGTCGATCAGGGACTTCACCGGCGCCCAGCTTCGCTCCCAGGTCGACGTAACCGTCTTCCCCGAGAGCATCGAGCCCAGGACTCGCCAGGCGCTCGAGCAGCGCGTCATGGCTTACGCCGACAGGGGATGGGTTGCACCCGAGAAGGCCATGGCCGCCATCGAGCAGGGCACCGCCGCCTCGGTCATTGACAGCTTCGAGCTCGACGTGGCCCGCGCCCACCGCGTAATCCAGCAAATCCTTTCCGGCCCCGAGGCATTCCTGGGGCAGCCGATGGTCCCCGGCCCCGATGGCATGGAGGTTCCGTCTTTCATGCCCAGGCCCGGAATCGACAACCTCCAGGTTCACAGGTCGATCTTTCAGGACTTTGCCAAGACCGAAGAGTTCGAGCTCGCCCAGGAGGCCGTGCGCGAGGCGATCATGCTCTACCTCCAGGGCCTCGACTGGCTCGAAGACCAGGAGCGCCAGAAGGCTATGCAGCAGCAGGCAATGGCCGCCGAACAGCTTGGAATGGCAAACGCCGCCAAGCCCCAGGGCGCCAAGCCAATGCCCGACCAGAACATGCAGGCATTCGGCGGCCAGGGGCCCCAGGGACCGCCCCCGCCGCCGGCGTAACACAGCGTTACACGGGGGTCGGCGCAGCGCGAAAGAGCCTCTAGGCCCGCGTATTGAATCCCCCTACCGGCGTGTAAAGCCCCGATAGCGCGCCGGACTAAGACTTCGCCCATACGGGCGTGGACCGCGAAAGCGGGAAACCAGGCGATAACCCCTTTATGGGACCGCCGCCATCTAAGGAGAAGCACATGGACACCGAGCAGCCCTTCGAGGACTCGGAAACCACCGACGCACCCCCGGTAAGTGGCGAGGGGGCAAGCGATTCGTTCACCGATGCCAGTGGAGACTTGCCGCCGGAACTTGAGTCCCGGTACAAGTCGATGCAGGCTGACTACACCCGGAAGACCCAGGAGCTTGCCGAGCTTCGACGTGAAGCAGAGGCAGCCACCGAGTTTTTCGAGGCGTTGCAGGACGAAGGAATGCGCGAAGACGCGCTACGCCAACTCGCGGAGTATGTGGGGCCAGAGACTTTGGCCTCAGCAGCGGGTTTTGAGGTCGCAGACGAGGGCACCTACGACGACTTTTCCTTTCAGGAAGAGACGCCGTCAGACCCCCGTGTAGACCAGTTGGCTGCCGAATGGGAGAGCTACAAAGCTGCCCAGGAGGAACAGGCCATCCTTGGCGAGATCGAGTCATTTACCGATCAGGAAATGGCCCGCCTTGGGATTGAGAACGAGGCCGAGCAGCGCGCGGTCCTGTCTATCGCAGCGACGATGGACCTGGACGGCGAAGGCTTCCCTCAGCTTGAGGCCGCTTCCCAGATGCTCTCCGAGCTTTACGGCTCGAAGCAAAAGGAGTGGATGGACACCAAGAAGGCCCCCCGGCAGCCGCTTCAAGGACAGCAGGGCGGCGAAGAGATCGACTTCGGCAACGAAGACGAGCGCCGCAAGTACCTGGCGTCCCTGATTGAAGCCAACCAGTAGTCGCCATCCGGCGGCCACTGGCTATTTCTGTCAAACCAGTTCTACCGGAGGTAGATTAGATGGCTGCTGACCCCAGCACTATCCAGTCCGCTCTCAAGGAGACATGGACCGAACAGCGTATTGCCGAACAGCTTTACAATGACAACCCGGTCCTGTCCCGTGTGAAGCGGCTCAAGAACACGGAAATGGGCGAGTATGCCCTGACCCCCATTCACATCGGACGCAACTGGGGGTTTTCAACCACCAGTTCGTCAGGTGGAACCCTGAACTCGGCTGGTAACCAGTCGTATGCTCAGGCACAGTGGGCCTACACCAACCAGCATGTCCAGGTGAAGATCCAGGGCTCCGCGATTGACCAGACCAAGGGCGATGCCCTCTCGGTCGCTTCGGTCGTGGACGAAGAGGTTTCCGGCGCGGTCAATGACCTAAACCGCAACCTCTCCCGTCAGATTTTCATGGACGGCTCGGCGCAGATCGCCCAGTGCGGTACTACGTCGTCCAGCACCACGGTTCAGCTCAACGCGACCAGTGGCTACAACGCCATTGAGCGCGGTTGGATTGGCGTCGGTGCGAAGGTTGACATCGGTACTTCGTCTAACCCGACCAGCATTGTTGCTGGCGCGACGATTTCCGCTGTTGATCTTGCCAATAGCACGATCACCATTGGTACGTCCGTTTCTACTACCTCGTCGGCCTATGTGTCGCTTGCAGGTACGCGGAGCGGTTCGACCTCTTACGAAATGAACGGACTGCGGAACATTATTTCCACGTCCGCGACCCTCGGTGGTCTTGCTCCCGCGAGCTACCCGGAGTGGGTCGCCGCTGGCGTTGATGCAACGTCGCAGGCGATCACCCTGGCGCTGCTCTACACCCAGAACAGCGTAATCGCGCAGCGCACCGGCAAGCCGGCTGACTTCGTGATTACGGGCCTCAAGCAGCAGCGCAAGGCGTATACGCTGCTCCAGGCTCAGGTTCGCTACGCGAACGACAACAGCACCCCGACTGGTGGGGTTGATGGCGTTGATATCAACGGCGTCAAGCTGTTCGCTGTTCCCGACTGCCAGAACGAGGCGGTCTACTTCCTGACCATCGGTGACCTGTTCACCGTGTCGGCAGGAGACCCCTATTGGCAGTCTAGGATTACCGGCGGGGAGACTCTCGCCTGGGTCCAGGGTGAGGATGCCTACGCGGGCAAGATTACGACCCGGATGCAGCTTGGCGTCCGTCGTCGTAACAGCCACGCGGCTCTTACGGGCCTTACCTGATTCATCGTGCCCCTCGCCTTCGGGCGGGGGGCACTTTGTTTTTCTCTAGGAGGGATTGAATGACCGATCTTTGGGTGCCACCTACGGCCCAGATCAACCATGAACTTGACAGCCAACTCGAGCGGCTAGGTCGCCGGCACGAATGGCTGCGCTACTTCGACCGCGAGCTTCAAGCGATGGACCCGCGTCTATCGCTAGTCAAGGCGTCGGAGAGCGCAACAGAGACAGGGCTCAAGCCTGGCTACTGGCACATAAAGCGCGACAACGAAGAGACGATGGCTACCTACTACCCGCTCCAGGGAGAAGAGGGAGAGTTCGTCGAGCCCGGGTCTGAGCACCTGGAAATGATGCGCCGCAACGACCTGACCAAGCCCGAGAACTTCGACCGTCTGGTTCGACAGGGCGAGGCCCACCTTCGACGCATCGAAGAGCAGCGCAAGGAACGCGCAGAAGAGCGGCAGACCGAGTTTGCCGAGCGATACGAGAGCGCCCAGCGCGCTCAAGTGTCAATGAAAGACGGATGGACTAACAGCGTGAAAGGCAAGAGAGCTACGTCGTGATTTTCGTCAAGCCATCGAAGACGTTTGAGGCTACGGCCTCGGGATTTACTACCGGACTTGTCGGCACCATCGGTGTCCGCGTCGTCGATGGTCAGGGCGGGACCACCATTGCCCGCACTACTTCGGGGATTGTCGAGTCGCCCGCCGGCTCTGGCGTTTATACGGCGACCCTGACTTCTCCCTCCGACGTCGGCCAGTACGAAGTCGTCTGGGACGACGCCGGCTCACCGACGACCTGGGCAGCCGAAGACCTGACGGTTACGTCTTCGGGCGCCGTGCCGGTGACGGGCTCGCCGGGCGTGGGCATGACCCTCGAAGAGCTCCTAACGGAGTTCTACGCGCGTGGTTTTGACTACCTCGACGACGACGGCCCCGGCGCTACCAGGGCAAAGCGCTGGATAAACCAGTCCTACCAAGAAATGTGCGGGATGGAGGACTGGCCGTTTCTCGAGACGTCGACCACTGGAACCGCTCCGCTGACCATTAGCGACCTGGGCTACATCGAGTCGGTTACGAACGTCAGCCAGGACCGCAGCTTGAACTTCATTGACCGGCGCACCCTGGTCGAGCGCTACCCCGACCTGACGACTGCCGGCTCGGCCACCTACGCCTACCTGACCGGCGGCGACACGATCAACACCTACCCGGTCGGCAGTGACACCTTGCGCGTCCGCTACCTGCGCGTAGTCAATGACCTTGACGAGAGCACCGATCAGCCGGTTATCCCGGCCAAGTACCAGTACGCGATTATCGACTACGCCTGCGGGCGCGCGTACATGGACTCCGATAACCCCGAAATGGCGCAGATTGTCAGGCGCGATGGGGATGCCCTCGTCCAGCAGATGCGCGAGCAGTTCATGGTGCAGCAGCACCAGGACACCGACATAATCGTCACCTACGGCTATTCCTCTGACTTCCGCTGATGCCGTACACCCCTGTCCCCGCAGCGCCGTTTTCGGGGGGCCTAAACCTTCGGGATAGCTACGAGGTCATGCAGCCCAGCCAGGCTTATGACCTCCTAAACGTGACCTTCGATTCTCGGGGTGGGGTCCGCTCAAGGGACGGCTACGAGCGGTTCGCCCCCCAGGTAGGCGTAACTGCCGTTGACCGCTTCGATTCTCTGTCGGCCTTCTACAAGACTGATGGCACCAAGCACCTAGTTTGCGGGGCTGCCAACAACCTCGAGGTCTATTCGAGCTCGGGAGCAGCCGTAACGGGAGGGGCGACTTCGGCGCCTACCGCTTCACCGCACTTTTTCGCTCGCTTCGGCGGCCCAACCAAGACCGTCGTGTATGCCGCGAACGGCACGGACCCGCTTCGTCACTGGGACGGACTGACCTGGAGCATCCCGACGCGAACGACCGTCTCGGCCAACTTTTCAGCATCGGCCACGACAATCACGGTCGCCTCGACTTCTGAGTTCCCTTCCTCGGGGCAGATAGTCATTGGCACCATGACGATCACCTACACCGGCAAGACCGCTACGACCTTCACCGGATGCACGGGGGTTACGTCCGGGGGCTCTTCGGGCGCCACGGTTTCGCGCGTAGTCGAGCCCAAGGGCAAGTTCGTCGCAGTAACCCCGTGGGACAACCGGCTTATGAACGCCAGGCTGTCGGGCTCAGTAGGGGGCAACAACCCCTCGAGCGTCAGGTTCAGCGACCCCTCGGACCCGAATACCTGGGGTGCCGACAACTGGTTTGACCTCACGCCTGGAGACGGCGAAGAGGTAATGGGTATGTGCTCATTCGACAACTACGTCTTCGTCTTCAAGCAGACCAAGTTTTTCGTCGTCTATGGAACCTCGCTTGCCATAGACGGAACGCCTGAGATCAACTACAGGTCCGTCGACAGTGGCAAGGGCCTGGCGGCCTATCAAGCACTTTGCGTAGGCCCCGAGGGCGTCTACTTCATGGCTGACGATGGCATTTACCGCACGAACGGCGGCGCCCCCCAGAAAGTCTCGGAGAACATCGACCCCCTCTTCTACGGGGACGTGCCGGTGCTCTACGGCGGGAGCCCGATCAACTTTAGTTCCATTGACAAGGCAAGGCTCGCCTATCACAACGGCCAGGTTTTTGTCAGCGTCCCGACCGGCGGGTCGACTTACAACGACACGATTCTGGTCTACGACCCCGCTGGACAATGGTGGACCGTCTGGGGCATTGCCGCCGACGCGATTACCACCTTCAAGATCGGTTCTAGGTCAGACCTGGTCTTTGGCTATTCGACCGGCGACCAAGTAATCGGTCGCATTGTCGAAGGGCTCGCAACCGACAACGGCGGCGCAATGGAGAGCTACGTCAAGACGGCGTTCACCGACCTTGGCAGCACCAATCACAAGACTATTCGAGAGTCGAAGGTCTGGGGCGTAGGCGAAGTCAGGTACTCGATTGTCGACGACTTCGACACCGCAAGCCGCCAGGCCGCTATCGACTTTGGCGAAGTCAAGCTGTGGGCTAACGGCTCAGACAACAGCGACAAGTGGGGCGATGGCACTTCAAGCGACCTTTGGACTACTGGCGCAGCCGTCAAGCCCAAGATGGTTCGCCAGGGGACCCGAGGCGCCTACGTCAG